TTATTACAGGACTTATTTACTCATATATCAGCATTGAACAATTTTATCTTGGCAACAATGGAATGAGTGTTTGTTATTTTGGCTACGCATTAGGTAATGTTGGCTTATATATGATGGCTAAATAAAAAAGGATAAGATGTGAATAAGATAGAATTTGGCGATTGCCGAGAAATAATGAAAAGATGGAAAGATGAAAATTTAAAAGTTCAAACAGTAGTTACTTCACCGCCTTATTTTGGTTTAAGAGATTATGGACATGATGGTCAAATAGGGCTAGAAGAAACTGTAGGCGAATATGTAGCCAATATTGTGGATGTATTTGCAAATGTTTGGAATATTCTTGAAGATGACGGAACTGTTTGGCTTAATCTTGGTGATAGTTATTATAATTACAGGCCAGGTAAAGGTCAGGCATTAAATAAACAAACAGTTAGTAATACTAATCAAGATTTGCCTACTACCTGCGCAAGGCGAGGGAATAAACAAGAAGGCTTAAAAGAAAAAGATTTAATTGGAATACCATGGCGAGTAGCTTTTGCATTACAAGAATTTGGATGGTATTTAAGGCAGGATATTATTTGGCATAAACCAAATCCAATGCCCGAATCAGTAAAAGATAGATGCACTAAAGCCCATGAATATATATTTTTACTTACTAAAAAACCACAATACTATTTTAATAATGAAGCAATAAAAGAACCTAGTGTTGATCCTGAAAGTTATAAGGGTAGAAAAAAAAGAAGTGCTATGACAGAGCAATCTGAAAATATTATGGGTGATTTTGGTGCAACTAGAAGTGGATTTAAAAATATATCAGCAGGAAAAACTTATGAAAAAAGAAATAAAAGGGATGTTTGGTCTATAACTGTTAAACCATATAAAGGCGCTCATTTTGCTACATTTCCTAAAGAATTAGTAGAGCTTTGTATATTAGCTGGAAGTAAAGAAGGTGATATTGTATTTGATCCATTTATGGGATCAGGAACAACCGCTCAAGTAGCATTAGATAATGCAAGGCAATATTTAGGGTGTGAATTAAATTATGAATATAAAAAACTACAAGATGAAAGGCTAAACAGGTTACTATGACACTAAACGATAAGATAAGTTTTAAATCTATGATGGATACGCTTGCATCAATCTATCAAAAACAACCATTGGATCAAAATACTTTAAGAGTTTGGTTTTATAAACTTGAGAAGTTTGAATTTAGTATAGTCACTAAAGCTTTTGACAAGCATATTGATAACAGTAAATTCTTTCCCAGTATTTTTGACATCTTGCAATTGTGCAGGGAAAAACCAATTCAATTTGCCAGGCTAGAAGCACCGAAACTATCTAAACAAGCTAATGCGGTTTATGCGGCTAATGTAAATAGATTTGTCCAGGACAATAAGATTGAGGACAAGAAGCTAAAAGATATGAGGGCTTGGGCGCATCGTATTATTGCTAACCCAAAAAATTATCCACCAATTTCACTTGAATTCGCAAAGGAAGCTATACATGCAAAATAAATGGAGCAAGGTTAGTAAATATTGCATTGAGCGCAACAACTTTTATATATCCCGATACATGCTTTCCGATGGCGCAGATAGATTTGTATTATGGGATGGCACAAAGATGATTAAAATACACGATAACGCACAGGAATTAAAAGATGAAGCACAGAGAATGGATAGTGAGCAATCAAAACATCAGCCAATTGACGATTTATTTGGAAGAATTAATCAAACAAGGAAAGACACCTCAAGTTACGATCAAAGAAAAGGCTAGTGGTGATAAGAGGTCGCTTGAAGCTAATAAATTCTTGTGGGGTAAGTTATATAAAAGCATTAGTCAATTTACTGGATACCTTCCGATGGAAGTGCATCTTTTGTGTGGGCATTTATTTCTCACAGAACAAAAAACGATAAATGAAGTGCAAGTGCCTTATGTTCGCTCGACTACGGATTTATCGGTTGAGCAATTTAGCAGTTATATTCTACATATAGAAACTTATTTTTCGCAACTAGGATGGAGCATGGATGAATAATATAAAAATACAATTAACAAACGCTGAAATTATTGAAACTGCAATGTCAGGTGTATTAAGAAGAATGCAAAGATTAAAATCAGGTTATTCTTACACGCATGGATTAAAGCCTGGAAGTGAATGGCAAACAATGATTGAAGGATGTTTAACGGAAAGAGCCGTTGCTAAATTCTTAAAACTTCATTGGGGAGGTTGCGGTCAAATAAATGATGTTGATGTGGATAATGTTGAAGTGCGATCCACACCTTATGAAAAAGGTCATCTTATTATCCATAAGTCTGATGCAAGTGATCGTAAGTTTTATTTTGTAACTGGCATAGATGGCAACTATACTATTAGGGGCTGGATATGGGGGCATGAAGCTAAAGATGAAAAGTATTGGGGTGAGTTGCAACCTAATAGACCAGCTTACAATGTTCCTCAAGAAAAGTTGCACGATCCTAATGACTAAAGACGAAAGAAAGCATTACGATAAACTGTCACAATTAGGATGTATAGTGTGTAGGCGAGAAGGGTGGGGTTATTCTGCACCTGAAATACACCACATGAGAGCAGGGCAAGGTCATAAACGCGCTCATTGGAGTTTAGCTTATCCTTTATGCCCTAATCATCATAGAAATGGCGGTTATGGGATAGCTTTTCATGCGGGGGCTAAAGAATTTGAAAGAAAATTTGGCACAGAAACAGAGTTATTAGCAGAAACTTTAAACTTAATCAAAGGCAATTTATGATAGAATTATTATTATGCCAACCGCACCTCTTAACACAAAATGTCGTGAATTAGGTTGCAAGAATCAAAAAACTAGCCGATCTACTTTTTGCAATGATCATGGTGGCGGTGTAACAGAAAAAGGCAAAGAAAATAGTAAATTATATGCTACTGCCTTTTGGAAAAAGCAAAGAGTTATTCAATTAAGTAAGAAGCCATTATGTGCGGCTTGTTTATTTGAGGGCAGAGTTGTTCAAGCAGTTCATATAGACCATGTATTCCCACACAGACAAGATGACAATAAGTTTAAGGTAAATATATTTCAAAGCTTATGTCCAGCGCATCATAGCCTAAAAACACAAGAAGAAAATGAAGGCAAGTATTTATATTATTCGGACAATGGATTAATTACTTATACAGACGCGGATTATGGGCAAACTATTAACGAAACAAAATCTGCGCAAAATATATAAAGCGTTATCATCATTGCCGCCATTTAATGAAATGCGTGGTATGCCCCAAGCTCATCGCATAACATTTTCTGTAATAAATACAAACGAAGTCATGGGATATTTTCATACTCATCCTATGCGAATTGAAATAGATAAGATGTGTGATACTTGGGATAAGATATTTGTAACTATGTTACATGAGTGTTGCCATGTTTATTTATTTCATAATGGGCATGACGATTATGATCAGCATGAGGAAAGATTTAAGAAATTAGCAAAAAGAGTATGCGATGTTTATATTGGACTTGATGTAAAGGAGTTTTAATGAATAAAGTTATAACATTTATATTGGCGCTTATTATTGGCGGATTATTAGCAATTATTTCTGACCAAGTATTTGCGGCTGATACTAATATCACTACAAACATGAAAGGTATGCCTGTTCCTTCAGCTATTGCGCCTTCTATTTCTACTATGAATCCAAAGATTTGTAAAACAGGTGTAAGTGGCGGAGCTAACACAGGTGTTGTATCTATTAGCGGTGGATTTACAGTTGAAGATGAAAATTGTGCAAGAGTAGTCAAAGCTGAAACTTTATCTAATTTAGGATTAAAGGTAAGTGCGGTAAGTTTAATGTGTCAAGATGAAGCTATATGGGAAGCAATGGAAATGGCATCTAGTCCTTGCCCATTTGGTGGCGCTTTAGGCGATGTTGCAAGACGCGCTTGGTTTAAACGATATCCTGAAAGATTCTATAAGTTATATGGTTCGGACTTTAAGCTTCCTGTTATTGCTGATAAGCAGTAATGCTTATGCTTGGTATTGCAATTATGTTCCTGATAGCAATGGATACATAACAAATTTACAATGCTATGACATAGATGATGCAACTGCGCTTACAGGATATTGGTGTCCTTATCATCCTAATGATCCAATATGCGCGCCTTATATTCAACCTGTTTGCACAGACGCTACAGAAACTAGAACTTTATCATGCGCTATAAATTATTCAGGTGCATTAAATCAAGTTAGGTATTATACTTGTAGCGCAAGTAGTTGGTCGGCTTGGCAAGATAGTTCAAATAATTGTGTTGCTGATCCGCCAACTTGTGTATCAACAACAGAAACAAGGGCTTTATCATGCGCGAGTGGTTACGAAGGATTGATAATGGAATTAAGAATTTCCCAATGCTCCGATCCGTATGGTATGCCAACTTGGACATCTTGGTCGGAAACATCCAATACTTGCAAGATGACACTAGACAATCAGGACAATGTAACAAGCCCTGTGAGTGTAATAAGTCCTGTGAATCCGAGCGGAATACTCAACACAAGTGTTACGCCTACGATAACCGAATCTGTAATTGCACAGACAGATATTGTGCAGACATTTAGTAACGCATTGAATAGCACTACAAGCGAAGTTAAAAGTGAATCTAAAAAAGAAGATACCAAATCAGAGGATAAGAAAGATGTAGAGATTGTTCCTGGATTAGGAATAGTTTTAAGTTTGGCTTTATTACAAAGCCCAAACAATTTAACTCAACCAAATATGGTTGATTCTTATAATTTAACACAGGAAAATGATTATGGACTTCAACAAGGAATTTATATGGGGCTTATCACTCAAACAAGTATTTCTGATAGGTTCAACGCTTATAGCAGTCGTAGGAA